CATCCTTTCGGAGGAACTGTTCGGAGAGACGATACCGGAACGTGTAGGGCACGCCGATGTAGACATCATTCGTACTGTAGTCACCAGTGGCTTCTACTGCATGTGTGCCGGTCAGGGCGCTCACAGCGATTGTTGAACCTTCCTCGCTGGTCCAATCCTCACCCTTCACAATAACGAGGTCGGCCACGTCCGCATGCTTGTAGGGCAGAGTCCAAGTCGTCGTCCCTGCACTGTAGACACCAGTGAGTTTCACGCGCGAGTCCAGCATGCAGGTGAAGCCCAGAGCGGTCAGCGTTGGATCATCCGTGAGGTCGATACGCTCGAGGTACACACCGTCACTTCGCAGCACCAGCAGGTACAGCGAGCTGTCGATGACGTCCACATTCAGGATTGTCTCGTTGGCGTCGAACGCCCAGTATGACCATGAGGTCTGGACTTTCTCGTCATTGACCCAGTAGTACTTGTACAGGTACAGGCGCTGCTGGTTGCCGGTAGTGAGGACAAACATTGCGTCTTCCTCTTCCGCAACCACCATCTTGAACACACCAGTCGGGATGAACTGTGGGGTATGCGCCGTAATCTCTTCCGCGACGTTTGTTATCTCCGTGTCACTCGCGGTGATGTACTCTCGGATATTCGCGAATAGCGAATCCTCGGACGGGAAGAACAGGGACGCTGCTGCGGTAAGCGGCTTGGCTACCGCATTGGCGGAATAGTTCGTAGCCACATCAAGTGCAGCTGTCTCACCCTTCAGGATTTGCCCAATGGCAGTGCTGAGTGAGAACTGCGTGCGGTCAGCGAACGCCATTAGCTGCCTGTTGTAAGCCACCGCATGGTTCAGGGTTGACACGTTGACGTTTGCCGCACGGAGGTTGATTGGGTCCGTGTCCAGCTTGGTCGATGCGGTCTGGTAAAAGAAGTCCTCGAAGTCGGGACCTGACCGGCTCAACACCATGTTCTCACCAGCGAGCACGCCAAATCGATTGCGGTAGAAGAACAGGTCACTAATCGTTAGTCCGATAAAGGACGGGTCCGGCAGCGACGTATCGTCACCGGCAACACGAGTAGCCCACGTAACTTCCTGACAAGTGAACTGGCCGGTTCCACTGTTGTAGGTCAAAGCCAGAGGCATAGTGGTCGGATCCAGTGTGGTATTAATGCCAACCTGGGGGCACTCTTCCCAAATCAAGTCAGTGCTATTCCACTTCATGTAATAGCCAGTGGAGTACAGTGAGTCGTCACCTACAATCTGATAGACGTCCCCATTGGTTAGGCCTGAGGTAGGCAGTGAACCGAAGTCCTGCACCTTGCCTTGGCTCGTACCACCAGCAACCGTAACGTCGAACGCTACGGTCGTCTCTTTGTTTGCGATGTAGATGGTGTCCCCAACAGTAACAGTAGCAAAGTCCGTAGTGGGGTCAGTGCAGTTTAGGTATGTCTTACCATCAGGGAAGTTCACGGTCTTCTCGGTGCCATCAAAGTCAAAGACCTTGAGGTCAGTATCAAGAACAACCACGAGGAACTGAAGGCTTGAACTCCAGTTGATAACGTGCGTATGCACTCCTGACCAAGTACTCGTGGTAATCTTGTCTAGGTGCTGAGACGGAGCACGTTTGTTCAGGCCCGTAGCCAGCGAAGGATAGCCATTAGCCATCAGTTCACACTGCGAGGGATGCCGTAAGCTCGAAGGCTGCTGGCTGATTCCGTTAAGCAGGCTCGGGATTGGTCTGCGGACCTGTGCCATTAGAATATTCTCCGGTTCTTGAGACGGTGTAGACCGCTGCCATAGTCTTGCCAGATGGTCCTGTCTCTGTTCTTTGCGTCATGCCGCTTTGCGGTCATGCGAGCGCGTTGCTCATGCTCTTCCGTCAGGTTTGAACCAGTGGTGTCACCAAGGATCCGCACAGAGAACACACGCGCGGCTCGGATAGCAGCGTACTTGCGGACGTGCTGGGGCAGGTCGTCGAACTCGAACTCCCAGACGATGTCGCACTTCTGGGTTTCCGTGAAGGTGAACGTCTGGTTCTCGGCGTCGTACAGCTTGCCCTGACGTACTTGGAAGTTATCAGTCTTGTATGTGCCATCGACGGCAATCATGTTGTCGGCAATTACGATGTTGTTCGAGACGTTTGGCACCATGCTGTAGTCGGTGTCTTTGTTGAAGTTCCAGACTTCCTCACACACGTCACGGACAGTCTCTTCCAGTATCGCGATAGCAGTAACAGTAAACACGTCGCCGGATCCCGACAGGGTATTCACCGGGCTTTCACCGATGTTCTCGAGCGCGATATTCACGGCTCTGAGTTTGCTGAGTCCAGCCATTGGGGTTCTCCGAAAGCAAAAAAACCCCGGACAGCAATTAAGCCATCCGGGGTTCGGGGGGTTTTAGTCCGTCTCGTAGACGTAGACGTCGATGTCCGACGCAGTCACAACCGAGGCCAGCACCAGACGCAGCTGCGTGTCACCCGGGACGTTGGCATACGCTTCACCGCCATCGGCAGTCAGCGCAGTCAAACCGGAGTCGACATACAGGGTATTGTCAGGTGTAATGCTAAGAGTCAAAGAACCGGAGTCCCAAGTACCCAGAGCAAACAGGGCAAACGCACCAGCACGATTCAGTGCGATGTCGGTGTTGCCATTGGCAGTCAGAGTTGCGACCTTACGAACGACCGAGGCAACCGGAGTTGCACGGACAGTGACAGTCAGCGACGGGGAAGTAGAACCGGACAGGCTCAGGCGAATGTCCCTGCCATAGGCACGAACGCTACCAAGGTAGCCATCACCAGAAGTCCAGCTCGCAGAAGCCACTGCAATCCAAGTCGTGCCGCCATCAGGCGAAGACTGGACAATCAGCGTGCCACTGCCCCACGTCTCGGCGTCGTCTAGGTACACGTCGATGTCATTGACATCACCCGGGCACTCAAAGGCTGCGCTCTGACCATCTGCAGTAAGTTCTGCAAAGGTATTCGTGGTAGACATTTAATGCTCCTATTGAATGAGAGGAAAAGGAGGGGAAGCCCCATGCGTAGTAGGGGCCTCCCCGGTCCTAAGGTAACTAATGCGTATTAGGCAGAGATCATCTCAACAGCGCATTCGGGACGGAGGATACCGTGGCCAACTGCGTACTTGGAGATAATCAGCGTACCCTGACGGCGCATGTCGTAGCCCATCTCATTCGCGAGGTCGAGCAGCTTCACAGTGCCCATGGCACCCTTCTGGAATACCAGACCCTGCGTGTTCGAGAAGTCGCCCTGATAGGCAGACGGACCCGAAGCCACGTTAGTGCTCGGCAGGTGATTGCTCTTTATGATGCTGACACCAGCGACCTTCAGAACAGTACCGTCGGCGTAGACACCAGCACCACCCCAGTCACGGTTAATGACGTTAGTGGTCTGTGCAACGAGGTAGTACTGAGCCGGACGCAGGATTGCGTAACGGTCATTCTCAGGCACGTCCTTCTCGTCCAGCGCCTGAGCGCCAGCGAAGATACCGGCAGCAATGGTGCTACCAGTCGTGGCATAGCCAGCGTTGGTCAGCTGGGAGCCACCGTTACCGCCAGTGACGGTTGCGGAAGCGCGAGCTGCCAGACAGCCAACCTGCTGCGAGTTCGTATCGAACTTGCGAGCCAAGGCACGACCAGCCTGCATGGAATACTCGGAGCGGTACTCGTAGTGATTCTTCGCCTCGTCGATGACGGGGATGAAGACGTCAGCAAGCAGCAGGTCGTCAATCGTGATAACACGCTCGGAGACGTTGCTGGTCTGGCCGACAATTTCGGCACCCGGGGTGTGATAGGAAGCGTTGACCTTCCAAGTAGCCGGGAACTGTGCGCTCTTACCAGAGGCAATGTTGCGGATCATCTGGAGAGGCTGCATGACGTTCAGAGTCTCGAACGCAGTCAGAACCTCACCACCGTAGACCTTCAGGAACAGCGCGTCGGTAGCACCGGCACCGTTCTGTTGGCCAATTCGCAGGGGAGTTGCAGCGGACATATTATTATCCTTATGTAGGTTTGAGTTTTAAGTTATTGTTTTGCCTCAAACTTACTCACGTTCAGGTGTCTAGTGCGGGGAACCTCGGTTCGACCCAGCCCACTAGGCTGTCTGTTCGTATGTTGTCTGGCGACCCTCTTGACCGAGTGGTCAAGTAAAAAACCCCCTGCCGAAACAGGGGGTTGAACACAGGAGGGAGAGGGACATATCAAGCTCTTGACGGCCTGTTTGTCCACAGTTGATACTAAAGCCCTACCAGAAAGTACTTCTGGCCAGCTTCTGCTCTACCTCTTTCCGATACGCCGGGTCGGTGGCGTACCGGGGGTCACGCATTGCCTCAGTCATCTGTGCGGAAGACTCGAAGGATCCACCAGCTGCGACCTTGCCAGACTCACCGGTCACCAGATTGGGGTCAGCAGGGTTTGCCTCGTTGTAGACAGCCTTCAGGCCGCGCACAGCGAGCATGATGGCAGCGTCGTCGACACCCTTCATGGTATTGTCAAAGGCGGTAATCTCCTCTGAGGTCCAGTTCTCGGATGCCCACTTGAGCATGTCGCCATACTTTTCCTCACCGCCAACAGCCTCGTGGACCTTGGTGACACGCTGGTTGGCGATAGCCTGCTGGCCTGCGAGATAGCCATCGATGACGTCCTTGGAGATACCCTTGGCTTCCATGGCGTCATACGTGGCCTTGGAGACCTTGCCGTCCTCTAGGAACTCCTGTTCCACGTCTCGCATGGATACGGAGTCATCGTCACCCTCGTCGCCAGACTCGTCCTCTGAGGTTGAGCCTGTGTCTGACGTCGTGCCGTCGGGCTTTCCCAGCTTGGACTCGAGGGCCTTGTAGCCCTCAGCCGTCGCCTTCATTGCATCCTCGACTGTACCGTTCCGGTATTTCTCAGGGATCCACTCAGGATACTCGACGGTCTCGGACTCATCCTCGGTTTCCGTGCTGGAGGGATCATCGGTACTCGTGGCATCCGCCTCGCCAGACTGTCCATCCATCTTCCCCATCATGGACTTTATGTGATCCAAGTCCTGGCCGGGGAAAGCCTCAGCCAGCGCCTCGTCCGTGAGAGGCTGGCTGGATGTGGTCTGCTCGTCAGACATTAATTGTCCTTCCGTATTGTGCCATCGGCAAGCTCACGCTCACCCTTGGGCACGTCTGGTACGTCAACGTTGTCACCGGCATTCGTCTCCAGTTCGGCGAGGTCTTCCTTGATTTTCTCTGCGTCCTTCGACAGGGGCTTCCTGCCGTGGACGGGTTTAGCATCAGCCATTACTGTGCTCCTTCTGTGGGTTGTCGTGATGCCGCTGCCAGCTGGGCTTCCATCTCTGCCTGCTGTTCGCGACGTGCTTGTACATCGTCCTCTTCACGGACGTAGCCGTCAGTGTTGAGATTCAATGCCGCAGCGGAACGCTTCAGGTGCTCCGATACGTTGATGTATTCGACCACAGCTTCTGGGCCGAATGTCTGAGCTGCATCCGCCACGAACATACGCAGCCTCTGTAGCTCGTGTCCTCTTCCAAGTGCCTCGAGGCCAGTGATAATTTCCGGCTCGATTCCCTTGGGCAGCTTCGGCAGTTTCTTGCCTCGCGTCAGACGTG